GTTTAACTTCTCTTTTATTGCGATATGCACACAAAGGCAATGCACCAATAGCATCACTAATTAAAGTTATGCCGCGATAGATTGCAGGTATGCCTAGTGCAGTATTTTGATCTACATAAGCACCTGCCCAATTGCCTTCAAAGAATCGGCCAACTCTACCTAAAGAATCTACATACCCGGAAGATGTATAAACCATAGATGGTTGTATTTGTCTTTTAAGTAAGCGGCCTAGCATTATTTACCTCTGTTTTCCAAAGCAACGCCAAATAAAACTAAAAATGCACCTGCCAATATTACAGCCACAACTGGATTAAATGTTGCGACACCTGCAACTATAAATAAAGAACCTGTTATTTGTAAAGCGGATGATAAATACTTCATCAGTAGATTTTACTCCTTGCCACTGGCTGATCTTCTATTTTGGTTACCACTCCATACCGTGCCAGTGTAGCCGCCACAAGTGGGGTTATGTTGGTTGTGCTTTGGCGATTCCATGCCCATGAATCGCCAAGTGGTCTTTTAGTTGAACCCATAATTGCCGTTTTTAAATTGGGATCATCTAAATGACATATTGTTTTAGCCTGTACCGCATCATAAAATGAACCACAGGCGCGTGCGTAGTCACGCAAGTGTATAGACATAACACCTATATCCTGTTTTTCAAGTTCTACAATTAATGATGCGGCAGGCGATCCTGTATCTATAACTACCTTTGTGTTGTGCTTCTTGCATAACTCAACCAATCTAGGCAGTACCCATGATGTGCCTTCTCTACATTCAATTAACTCAATAGGCGTAAAATCTCTAACTAAGCCGGAAACTGCTATTGATGCCCTATCACGCTCACGCGATATATCTACGCCAAATACAACTTGATTGCCAACCGTTATATCTGTCCTTGCTAATGAATCCCATAATTCAGTATTAATAACCTGTACGGCATCTCTAGCCGGCCACACATTCAACCACTCCTTTGTAAATATCTCAGGGCTGTTAGTTGCCGCCGCTTCTTTAACTGCATCTAGCAATACACCTTTTTGTTCATGCAATGATGGTATGGCCTGATACCACACTTCTTGATCTAGGTAATCAAATTCATCACTAGCCGGACACCATTCAAACCAAGCCAATTTATTTTGTGGTTCGGCTATTTCTCTATGGCCTATTTCGCGGTAATGCTCTAATAATTCAGATTGTCCAGGTCTGCCAGCATTAGACAGAATCCATAATTGACCATTGCGTTTTGTGGCTAGGGTTGGTTGCAAGTTAGCAATTAGTGATAACGGATGGGTCAATGCTTCATCAATTACCATAAGATTTAAACTAAGGCCGCGTGCGCCTTTGTCATTAGGTGTAACAATTCCATAGGTTGAGCCATTACGCATGTATATTTTCTCGCTGCCATTAACTCGCGATACCCTGGCAATACGCTTTGAGAATTTAGGCGATAACTGAAAACTTAATAAATGTTCTTCCCATTTACCTTTAGCCATATTGCGATCTTGTGCGGTGTAGGCAACATGTCTTTTAGGTTGCAATAATTCATAAGCGATACGCGTTTCAATAAGTTTGCTTTTGCCATTCTGCCTGCCTACTTGCGCGGCCACTGTACGGTATTTGTACAAACCATCTTTATCTTTTTCTAATCCCACATCTGCTACATATTGTTGCCAATCAAACAATTCAAAACCTAGTAAGCGTGCCACCTGGGCTAACTTATCGCCTTCTGTTTCGCATGTTTGATCTCTTAGTGATGCCCATCTAGGCTTACATAAGATTTTATTCAAACAGATCATCCTCATCAGGCAAACTACAACTATCCCATATCTCGCGTAACTCTTTGGATATGGATGGGATCGTGTGGCCACCCTTGCCTGATTCCTCAATGCGATCCCAGGCGCGTGCAAGGCCTAATAACATCTCACGCTTTACGCCATCAATATCTGTACGCCCGGTTAATGATTTAACCATTGCGGATGTATGGCGGCCTAATTTCTTTTTAGGCTTACCATTGGCGACTATTTTTAATTGCCTTGCGTTTTGCGTTTCCATATTTAGCACCCCTTGAATAGTTGCAACTTGCACATGACGGCCTTAAACTCCCACTCCACAACTCAGGCGTTGGGAAGGAATCAATAGGTGGCTCATGATCAAGCGTAGTTGCAACAGCCTTTTTGCAGTAAAAACAGCGCGGTTTTTGCGCCAAAACAATTTCTCTAATCTTTTTATATTCCGCATTGTATTTTCTACTTTTTATAGTTTTCATCAAAAAATTTATTTTTTTTCAAACTTTTTTGCACTTGCCGGGGAGAGAGAAAACGCGAACGGCGGCGTATTCTGCACGCGCTCAAAATAGGAAAAAAAGCACATATTTTTGTTTAATCCACCTTGCTAACTAGCACATGCAAAGTGCCTGATCCACCGGCTGTAACAGCCCACAAATCTTCACCATCTACCAGCGACAATCTAACTTCATCACCATTGTCCATTACATAACCATTGGTTGATGTTACGCCACTGTTGCCAATAAATATCTCATGCTTGGCATGAAGCAATACATCACGCGTTACATTATCAACGCTAATGATTGATTGACTTGTACCTGTAACTGTTACCTGGCTAGTTATTATCGCCATTGATCTGTTCCTCACTTTGTAGCCTTGCACGCCTAAAGCGTTCAAAGTCCTTGTGTTGCTTTTGACCTATCCACATCTTGCGCTGATGTTCCATCTGCACACCTGTATGTGCATATAGTTTATACCCAAAACTCTTAGCCCTAATGCACCACAACAGATCCTCACCAACCCATTCTTTGTGCAATGGCATATCCTGGTAGAAGCACCACTTATCACCTTGATGTGTTTGATCGGCTTCTTTAACAAACCTTTCAAATACTGATCTATGTACCAGTATTGCACCTGTACCAGCCGCATCTACTTCAATCACGCTATCTTCTTCATACTCATGTATTGCATACAATCCATTGTCACTGCCTAACTTGAAGATGCAAGGCACTGGCTCTAAGTACAGTTCACCAACTTCCCAGCCACCATGCACAACACCTGACACAATAGGCCGTTTATCTTTGTCAGCCGCGCTTACTAACTTCTTGAAATGATCTACTGTAAATCTTTGATCTGTATCTATCTGTAATAGCCAATCATCAGTAGTTTTCTGTAAGAAGGTAGCAACTACCTGATTACGCAATCTACTAATAACACCTGATCCTTGTAGGCTAATGAACTGACCTAATTGTTTTTGTGATCTAGCAACATCTAAAATACTGGTCATAAAATCTGTAACTACATGACCTGGTGATGTAATACCTATAGTTATCTTTTCTGTATCTTTCAAATGGACATCCACCCTTCATATTGAGCATTTGGATTATCTATATGCCACTGCTCTTTTAACCTGTTTTGATGCACCCAATCTACTTCATGTGTAGGCAATCCACAGTAAGGACACAATGATGCACCCAGGCTTTTATACACATGCTTGCAATCCACTAATACCAGCCATGTTTTTTATGAAAGGCAAGTGCCTGGCATGGATTATTATGCCTATGCTTTATGTACTTCAACCCAGCATCTATTTGCCTGTATGGATTTTTCTCTTTTAAGCCTAGAATCTGAGGAATACCAAAGGCACTGGATTTTTTATTTTTAGCCTTGTAATCCCAACGGCTTTCTCTAAACCACAATTCATCAACGCAATAAAATTGTGTAAAAGAATAATCCAATTGATAAAATGTATATTGCTTTAGATTAGATTTGTAAATTATTTCGGAATTTGCTCTTGTAATGGGCAAAAATGTCATTAAACATAGAGTTATCCCAAATAGCCAGCACCTTGCGAGCCATCCCCTTCGGGGCTCGCATTTTTGGCCTTTACGCCAAATGCTAAGGCTTGAGCCTACACTACTGTTAAAAATCATACTAGCGTAACTCCTAAACTTATCTCACTATATGAGATGTGATCTACACCACACTAACTAAGTTTCTTTTGGCTTCTCATTAATATGTAACAGATGTAGCAGGATTGATCGCTAA